GCTACTTTAGCGGCTTCTGCGGCGGCTTCCGCTTCTTTGGCTGCGTCTACTTTCGCGGTTTCGCTTTGCAGCTTTAGACCTGCTAATAGACCGTCGTAAACGACCTGCTGCATAACCCCTAAATTCGGTATAACTTCGTTATGATACTTAGCGACCTCTGCGGCTCGTTCTGCGTTCAATTCTGCCACTACTGCCGCCGCCGCTAACTCTTCGGCTTTTTCCGTTTTTTCTGCGTCTGCCTGTACTGCGCGGGCTTCTGCTTCTGTAGTGTTATAAAGACCCTGCACAAAGTCGCCCATTATTTTAACGCTCGCCTTGTCTTTGTCTTTTTTCCTTTTCAAGTCGCCGCAAACGGTACGAAGCCCAATTCTAACGCCTTTAGCTATTTCTACGTCTTCGGGCTTCTTAGGGTCTAACCCTATTAGCTTTAGCTTTTCAGCTTCGATTAAAGCCATAATAGGTGCGTAGCTCTTCGCTATCTTTTCTGCCTTCGCCGTATTCATTTCGGACGTAGCTATTAGTTCTACGAAGCTCGTAGGTATTACGTCGGCTGTAGCGACCTCTTTAGCTTCTGTTTTAGGCTCTTCTACCTTTGCGGGTGCTTTAGGCTCTACAGGGGCTTCTAAAGCCTCTTTTAAGGCGTCGTATAGTGCCTGCTTTCCTTTTAGTTCCGAAAAGTCTACGCTAAGCGTACCTAATTCGGCTTTAATCTGCGGTACGGTAATTTTACCGTACGCGGGTATTACGTTGTTTTCTACTTTCATGCTAATTTATTTTGCAGATTTACAAATTTCGGTTGAATATTTTTAGCTATGTACGCCCTGCACTCTAATACGCGGGTCTGCATAGCTGCGACCTTTATAGGGTCGGCGGTAATTTCGAAGCGGTTAGTACGTAGCACGGGTGCTAAGTCTTCGTAGCTCATAAAAGCCTTAACCTCTTCGTAAAGCTCTACGGGCAACTCCTCTAACCCTAAGTCTTTTTGCTTGTAGTAAGCAGCTTTTTCTATTAGGTTTTCGGGGGCGTCCATTAAGCAGTAAACTAAGCCGAATTTTTTACGACCCGTAAGCTGCATATAACCCCGCCCCTGCCAATCGTAGCCCTTCATTTTCGAGGGTATTTCGGTTTCGAAAAGTGGAAACGTAAAAGCGTCCCACGCGTTTTTAATGTCTTCTACGCTTTCGGTTAAGATTATGTCGGGCGTACCTGTAAAAAAGTCGTCTTCGAAGTACTCTTCGTTTTTAACGGTATCTGCCGCCCAATTGTAGACCTGCTTAGCGAATACTATAGCGTTGTCTTCTTTGTAGTTTCCTTTGTCCGTGTACTTCGACTTAAATTCTTTACGGCGGCCGTATAGCTGCTGCTTCGCCCAATCTTCTAAGAAAGCTATACAGGTAGCCGAAAGCCCCTTATCGCTTTTACTGCGCGGGTTAGTCATAATAGACCCAATACCGCTACAGCGACATTTAAACGGTTTTAAAATCATTTCTTTACGATTAGTATAGCGTTAGCTTCTGTTAGTTCGTAATGTTCGCGTACAGCTTCTATAGAAGACGTACCCGCCTGTATAGCTTCTGCCCAACCTTTCCAATTTTCGTGGTCGGGGTTTAAATTAGGCTTCGTGGCTATTTGTTCGGGTGCTGTTGGTCTTACCCGTATAGCGTCCATATTTTCGCCGAAAGCTCTAATTTTAGCGGCGTATATAGTAACGGTTTTGCCGACCCACTCGTAAGGTTCGGGCGACCCTAAAACCTTACTAATAACTTTTCGGTTAATCGTGTTTAATATCCACGGTTTTTGGTCTTTAAGTGTAGCTATAGTATGCTCTTCTTTTTTACCTTCGTCTAAGGTTATTATTTCCTTATTAACGTCGGTAATAGTTACGTCTAAGTCCGTACCTAACTCTATTAGAACGTGCGCCCCTAAGTACTTAGGGTTCGTTAAGCTTTTCCAATGTATGCCTTTTTCTATCATGGTTTAAAATCTTATTGCAAATATATAAATATTTTGAATACGCAACACTTTTAAAGAAAAAAAAGTAATTAAGGTTTCTTAGTGAATACGTAGCCTACGTCGCTCGTATCTATTTTAACCTGTGTTTCGTAGTCGCCTATAGGTAGAGCTTCTACCGCGCCGTTATGCTCTGCCATAGATACCGCTAAAGTAGCCCTACCCATAACGACGGCGTTAACGTCCTGCTCTTCTTTTGGGGTCGCGTTCTGTACGCTAAGTATCTGTCGGGACGCTATAAAGCCTGCGGGTAGCTGTAGCCTGTAGTAGTGTCCGTTTTGAATTATAGACCTAACCCACCCTAACCAAGTATCTAACGCTTTAATACCCGCTTCGTCTGCCCGTATTACTACTTCGCTATTAGCGTTAAATTTAGTGTTAGCTTTTACGAAAAGGTCTATATTGAAAACGTAGTTACCCTGTACTACGGTCGGGTCTTGGTTTGCATAGTCGCCGCGCTCTAAAGAAACGATAATGCACGGGCATTCTGTAGCGTCTACCTTTGCGTACCGTTCTGTAAAAACTTTTACTACTGTAAGCTCGTTTAGCAGGTCTATTTGGTTCTGCATTTCTACAGCCAAAATAGCCGCTATACGGTCGCGTACTACTTCGAAGCTCTGCGGGGGTATTGTAGTAGTTATTAGTGCGGGCATAGTTCCTACGTTTCGTTAGCGTTTAGCGGCGGGTCTACAGGCTCGTTACCTGTAGCTGCTGTATACTCTGCTGCGCTGCCTAATATTAGCGTTATAAAGCCTAAACCGTCGTTAGGGTACTGCTCTACTACCACGTAGTCGCGGTTAATACCCCCACGGTCTGTAACATTTACGCGCTTACCTAATAAAACTACGTCGTTATTACCGTCTCTTACGGTAATGCCGCCCATAATTAAAGCCTGTTCGGTTACGCTAACGTGAGCGTTTAAAGAAGACACCTTTACGCCGTCCGTATTGAAAGCCATAAAATGCCGCGCCGAAGTACCTTTAATTTGAGGGCTTACCGTCCCGCTACTTAGGTACATAACAAAAAATACGGCAAAGCCCGTATCTTCGTTAGTGGTAATGTCGTGAATGTCGCGGCGCGCGGCGTCTATTAGGTTCATAGCTTAAATATGAAAGCGGGCGCAATATACTTACGCCCGCTTTAATAAACAAATTAAGAAAGTTATTTACGCTTTTTTAAGCAGAGCGTATAAAGCTTTTTTAGTGTCTTTAACCCTGAAGCTAACGCCTTTTTTAGTTAGCTCTGCCTTAATGTCGGCTACGCTAACGTCGCTGTAAGCAGGTATCGAAACTTCGTCTTCGTCTACTTCGGCCGCTGCTGCTGCTGCTGCTGCTAACGAAGGTTCTGATTTCGGCTCTTCTACAGGTGCAGGCTTAGCCGCTACAGGCTCTTCTACCTTTTTTGCTACAGGTGCAGCAGGTGCAGGTATAGAAGCTTCTATAGGCTCTATAAAGCTGCCTGCGACTAAGGTAGCGCACGGCGCGTCTAACTGCGCCTGCGTTACCGTATCGCCTTTTTTAAAGACTTTATTTTTAAGCCCGCCCAAAGATAGAGAGATAACCTTATAAGCCGCCGACATTATGCGAGGGCTTTAAAGGTGTAAATTTGGTCTACAGCCGTAGGAATAGCTACCCCTGCGCTCTTAATATCGAAGATATGCGCGCTTTTTTGTTGGTCGATATAATCGTTAAAGACGTACGCGCCTTTAGTGTTAACCGCCCCACCCGTAGTAACTAACTGCGGTACTGCTGCGAAGCCTAATTTAAACTTAGGTGCTTCGGGTAGCAAAATAACGTTTTTCGTATCGAGGTACGGCACGCTATTACCTGCCGCGTCGTCGTAAAATTCGGGGTACGTCCAAATATTGAATTTGTAAGAACCTGCGCTAAGCTGTCCGTGAAGCGAAGCCCCTGTGCTTTCGCGCTGTGGCATACTAATTTCGCCTAAATCTACCCTTCTAAGGTCTGCTTTCTTTTGAAAAACAGGATTGTTAAGAAGAGCGTTTAAAACGTCCGACCCTACAATAGCGTTAATCGTAGAGCCTTGCGACTTTCCGACCGTACGTAAGAAGTTCGCCCCGTTTTCTAAAGACTTAGCAGGGTCTACTGTAAGTACGTCCCAATAACCCGCAGCCCCTAAGTCTACCAAAGAAGCAGCTTTACGCTTAAAGTTAATGTTAGTGCCCTGCTTTAGCTGTACGATACCTGTAGTAAGTACCTGCGCGCATTGTAGCTCGTATGCTCGCTCTATTTTAGCCTGTAGCATAGCCATTTCGTCGTTAAGCTCGCTAACGAAGGCTGCGAAGTCCGACCCACTAATTACGCCGTCGGCTGTAAAAAGTCTGTCGTAAATATCAAGCTCTACAGCGTCCAAATATTCGCGGTAGTAAGGCGGTAGAAAGATTTTCATAGTCGACTTACTCGCAGAATTTCGGTTACCCTCTGTTCCACGTTCTACGTCTACTGCTACTTTTTCTGTGCCTCTTCTTACCTCGATAGATAGAAGCTTACCGCCGCTTACTTTGTCCGGGAAAAAAGAACGTAGAAAGCCCGTAGGCATAATTCGCTCGCTGTATTCGTCAATTCGGGTCTGTGTGAAAGCCGCCCGCGCTTGTAGTGCTGAAATATTCATAGCTTATTGGTTATCAAAATTTGAAAGTTCTGTACTATCTACAAGCTTAATAGCTACGGATAGGCTTTGTAATGCGTCCTTAACGTTTTTGTTTAGGTACGTTATAACGGTCTCTAACGTGTCCGTACCATTAGCGAAAACAAGCATAGGGGCTACTACGTCGCCTGCTATACAAATGTTAACGTTAATTTCGTCGCCTGCCTCGATAGTATGCTCTTCGGTAAGAACGCCTATAGGTGCTGCCGACCCGTCCAAAAGAGCCGAAGCGATAAAGGGTACTAATTTACCCGAAGCTGTAAGCCTCGCCATAACTGTGCCTTTTTCGAGCGTAACGGCTGCGTAACCGCTATTAGCGATAGCTTCTACTTGGTAACGATTGTCCCAAACGAAAATCTTCGCCGTGTTGTAATTTTGTGTTAATTGATTTGACATTTTAAACGGTTTTTACGGTTTCTGATTTAAGACCTAACGCGCCTTTAGCCTCTGCCATAAAATCGGCTAAAGCTTTAGCTTCTGCCGTTGCTTCGGCTTCTGTTTTTCCTGCTGCTGCCGCCTGCGCTACTACCGTAGCTGCGGGCGTAGTCGTAGCCTCTGCCGTAGGGGTAGCGGGTGCTGCCTCTGCTTCTGCTGCTGCTGTCTGCGCTGCTGCGTATTCTTTACGAGTAAAGGCGATAATTTCAGCCTGCGTAATTGGTTCGCCCGAAGCGATACCCGCTTTAACGCCTGCGGCGTCAACTTCTGAAAATTCAGCCCACGCCTTCGCGCGCTCTAATTCTTTTTTAACGCCGATAGCGATAGCCGCCGCGTATGCTTCGGGGCTTTTTTCCTTCAATTCTGCGATTGTCATTTTATCGTTTTTATTAGTGTTTAAGTTTTCGTCTTCGTCGGGCACAAAATTAGCGGCGATACCGTGGGCGTAAGCTGTAAGCTCTGCCCTCTTAGCTGCTGTAATTTTAACTACCTTATCTACTAAGCCTATTTCTTTAGCTTCTTTAGCTGTTAACTGTACTTCTATGCGGTTATCGAGGCTAAAAAGCTCGTTAAGCGTAACGCCTGTTACCTGTGCAAATTTCTTAGCAGTAACCTTACTTTCTAACGCAGCCCGTAGGCTTTTGTTAATAGCTGTAATATTAGCCCTACGCTCTTCGGTAAAACCTGTTTCGCTTTGCTCGATATATTCGGGGTATGCTGCTCTATGAAGGGTAAAGCGCGCAAAGTCTGCGGCTTCTACGTAGTCGGCATAAGCTAAGAAAAATGCGCCCATACTATGCGCGCCGCCGTCTACTTTAACGGTCTTCTTGCCTTTTAACTCTGAAAACTTAGTAATAGCCCCCCATGTACCCTCTACGCTGCCGCCTTCGGTATTTATACGTACGGTAACGTCTTCGTTGCCTACGTTGTTAAAGTCTTCCATAGCCTTAACTATAGTAGACATAAATAACGCGCCGTATAAAAGTATTTCTTTCATCTTACAGGCAAAGCAAAATAAATTAAAAAGACCCCGCAAAAAATGTATACTTTTTTTTACATTTGCGATATGTCTAAAGATAAAATACAGGTAGACCAAATAGTACTAAAAAATATTAGGGTAGAGACTAAACAGACTTTAGCCAATATCGCTTCTAACAAAGGTACTACCGTCGTAGCTTTACTACGCCTGAA